ACCCTGCCATCTTGAAACAAACTTTAAAACAACGTATAATGGATTACCTACTTGGTCCAAACTTTTATAGCAAGTGTGGGAAGAAGTCATCAGGAGTTTCTAGCTCCTATGACAAAGCCACCTACATGGGCGTTAAGAAGGACAGAGTGGGAAACATTAGTTTAGATATGTCTGTTTTTGAGCAGCGTTTTGATGGACAAGAGTACTCATGCTGGTCCTATTTTGAAGGAGTTATCCAAGGTAGGAAACCAGAGATGAAGATACGACCTTTCATCAAGAATGAGCCCACCAAGCGTTCAAAACTGAATGAGGGTAGGTACAGAATCATTTCCGGTATGGATGTGATTCCTGCTATCGTTAATTTAGCTTTGAGTGAGTCGTTGATAGAGGATGATGTGGCTAATTATCGCCAAAAACCATGGGTTATTGGTGCTGATTTGGATCACAGAGAGTTCGGCGAGCATTTTGTTAACACGGTTGGTCTCAACCCCCATGACTATGATAAGTCTGGTTGGGATTGGACTGTTAACAAGTTGGACGTTGATTTCCTCGAGAGCTACTTCGCTTGTTTGTATGGTGCTGACTCTGTTGAAAAGAGTATCTTCATGGCCAATTTCGGACGTGGTGCTGTGTGTACTTTTTACTTACCCGGAAAAATCAAGATCGTTCAAGAGTTTGAAGGTTTGTTGAAGTCGGGATGGGCTTTAACTCTCCATGCGAACTCAGTTCTTCAAGTTGCTTATGAAATGGCTTACCGTAATAGTATTGAGATCCCTGCGATGTTATGTTGCGGAGATGACTCTACTGTTCACGGTGATCTTCCAGTAGAACCTGATCGTTATGTCAAATTTTGGCAGGATCGGGGTAAGCTGGTCACAAGTGGTGAGAAGACTTTTTGTTCGAGGAAGTTGATCCGGGTCAGTGAGAGTCATATCCTCCAGAACCAGAACTTCGCAAAATCGGTTGCGAATATCCTCATCACTTCTAGATGCTCCAAAGCCGATCCCAAAGAACCATTGAAAAGTTTGACGTACAATTTTGCATTCGCAAGTGATCGAGTAGTTCTGCAGATGAAAAATCTGTTTGAATTGCTTAGATTTAGCGAGAAGCAATTGGACGCCTGGATTGCCGATGCTTCTGAGATGAGGCTTTTCAAGAAGATGGAGAGAACCGATCCCATTGACCTAACTGAGACAAATTAGGTCCTTGGGCTGGCGTCATTGGAAAGGGTTGTTAAGCACGGGTCTCCGTTAGGAGAAAATCGTCTTAATCCAATGATGCCAGCCAACAACAACCCAAAGAACCCTCCAAAGAGCTCGAAGAGCAAAAGGAAGAAGAACAAGGCAAAGAAGAAAGCTGAGGTCCAAGCAGCCTCTACTCTGAAAGCCGGGCCAGTAATGGCCATGGCGATCCCAGAGCAGGGGCTTAGGGCTCAAGCTGAAAAAG